AGTACAGGGCTTTAAACGGGATCTTTGGTTGCAGTTTCTTCTGGCATAATTAGACTCCTTTTGATTAGTTTGATAATCGGAGGGTCTAAACTTTGCGAGTAGAAAGCTCTTTGCGAGCGATGCCCTTACTTCACTTTAATTATATCAGAGACCTGTTTAATGCCTTCGGCTAGGATGCTAGCGGCTTTCTCGTCCATGATCTTGGGTGTTAAGTGGAGTTTCATCTGATGAATCAGTGCTGTTGCTTCGCCATTACTTAATCCAAAGTCTTTAAGAAATGCTGATACATCGTGCAAGTTTTGAAAATCGTGTATAAATTTGATAAAACTCTTATCAAACGGGCTAGGACGATCCATTTTAGCGTAGTACCTATTTACGTTGGCTATAACGCCGTTTCTTTGTGAGTCAGGTATGTCTACCCCTCCACGAGCACCTCTAAGCGCCGCAGCAGCAGCAAAAATCCCACGTGGAATTGCCATCATGCGTCCATCGACAATATCTGCAATCGGAAGCTTATAGGCACCGAAATTTTCTTGATCTGCTCGGTCATACCAAAGAAAGGCATTTTTATATCTAGCAGATGGGGCGTCCTCAGAATTGGTAAACTCTCTCACTCTTGAAATAGCAGCGCTAGAATCCCATGACCTGGTAAAATCAATCTCTCCGTCTGCGTTTTTTGGAAACGGTAAATCTTGGAATGGGACAACTGTCTTAATATCTGTAACTACGGCTAGCGGGTTCATTGGAAGTGTCACTATTGAGACTTCGAACAACATTGCCTCTTTAATAATCCTCACGACCTTGTCGCCAATCTTTTTCATCTCGTCTTGTAAAACCTGAAATCCGATGCTCATAGTCCTGGTAGAACCTATCCGCATTTGGGGCATAACACGCCCTGCAACAAATGTATCGTCTCGTGGCATCTCGCCTTTAACAAACAATCCAGATTCAACTTCTCTAGCGGTCAAAATGCCTATAGGTTCGGACATGCTGTGCTGCCAAAGTAAAGCAGGAGCTAGCTGTTTAAGGCTCTCTATGAAAGCGCCCTTTTCTATAATATCGTCCCCACGGTCTATGTTTCCAAATGTCGAAGCAAAACCTTCGAATTTGAAGTTCTTATCTTCCTCGTCATCGTGCAGAGACTTAATTTCAAACGGTATTGATTTATATTCCAAGGGCATTTATTTACTCCTTATTTTTGATGACTTCATACAAATATTATATCCTACCCATGTTATTATTATTTGTATGGCCATCATTACGGACGATCAATCTGTCTCAGCCACTACAAAATGGGTAAGGGTACAAGACGGAAATGCTCCGTTCTCTGTCCAAGTTCACACGATAGTTCCAGCCGCAGTCACTACTGATTACAGTTTGCAAGGTGTAAACCAACTAAATGACCCAAACACCTCAGCTCCCAATCTAGAAGACGTCATTACATATTCTGATATGGAAAACGAAACAGCAACGAAAGTGACCAACATTATCTCGCCTATCCGTTGGATACGAATCTTAATTGACTCCTTATCAGGGGGAGTTTTAAGAATTAAAATCTCTCAGGCCGGAACTGTTTTGTTCGACGATAACAATATCGGATAACTCATGGGAACACCTGGCTCAGAAAGTCTTACAGGCCCTATTTCATCAACTGGTATTTCGGGAGCCCTTCTAAGAGGGTTTGCAGACGGGTTTGTGGTCAAATACGACACAACTACGCGGGTTATAATCACGTCTGGATCGTTTGAATCAGACGGTATTATCTATACTTTGGTCGGGGATACGACTCATACTCTGACCAGTTTAGCTTCAGGAGATGACTTTCATTACCTTTTACTAAACAAAGCTACTAGCACTCCATCTGTTCCACTTTTTTTAGACACGACTACGGAGCCTGTATTCGATCCTGTAAGGCGCGGTTGGTATGTTGGCGACAACAGAGTGGTTGGGGTCATATTTAGTCCTGATGCATCAGCAACGATCCTCTATTTCGATGCCTTTGGTGAAACTGGTAATTTCATTAAAAATAGTATTGGCATAGTTCAAGTTATTGCTGTTGGAATGAACCCCGACGGAACATTTCAGACACCAAATGTTGCGGAGTCTAGTGTGTTTGTCCCCGTTAATGGAGTTGAAGCTTTAATAGCTGTCTCGAATACAGATGCTAATTCTTCAGTGTTCATCTCGATTGCGAATAATGAAGCGGTTGCGGTCGTTGGTGGTGCTGGTAATCAGTTTACTACAGCAGCGGTTGGCATCACTGTGATGCAATACTGGATAGCGTTAGGAGCAAGTAGAAACGTGAAACTCTCTGGATCTGACAGTGACGAGAATAATTTATCGGCTCAGGTGAAAGGGTATGGATACACGAGATGAGCGGGGGCAATTAAATGTCGCAATATGTTGTACAAATTCAAGACTCTGACGGATGGCTGTCCCGTAGCTTTTTAGTGACCCCTGAATCTCCTATCCCTTCCCCTGCTCCGTCTGGAACTACTCAGGTGGTGATGACGAACACTGTGAATTATGACGATTTATTGTCTCAATATGACACCCATACTAAAGGGCTTGTATTTAGCTATGACTCAGGATCAAATGAAATAAGCTGCACTGGAGCGGGGACAAAAACATGGAGCATAGATTAATTTTATATCGTATACAGCGCCGAGCATCGGCAATTTATCAGGTTCCCCGCTGATGCCCCTAGAGAGGGATCTCCAGGCTCCATCAGCAACTCTGAGTCAACATTAAAGGGGTCATTTATCGGTCTTTTTTGACCGTCGGCTATGACATGAGCAATTCGTGTCACCTGGTCTAAAATTGCAGCCCACTCTTTGGTAGTACTCGGCTCACCCCTCACGCGACCAGTTATCAGTTCGCTTGCTCCGGCAGATGTTGGGCTAACATCGTCGGCTCGCCCTATGATGGCAGCCTCAATTTGTTTAACCTTCTCGGAAGAAAATTGTGTCTCAGTCAATGCGATAGTGTTAAATCTCGAACTAAACTTTTGTCGTAATTTATTTGCTAAAACTGTAGCGAATACTGCCCCAGTAATTGGGTTTCCAGCTGCCAACTCCTCGGCCACAGTCTCGGTTGTGACCTGTTCGATCTCCGATTGTGTTGTTTGGTTAATCACGGATGACCTTTCCCTTGATTGGATGCCTATAAAAACGCCAACGGCCATTGCAACAGCCTCTGTGTTTTTTTCGTCCTGTTCCTCTTGTTTTATCTCGAAGGCACCAATCGTGCTTTTCTCGCTTAAAAACAATCGCATTTCGTTTTGGAAAGCACGGGCCACGCGCCTATACTGAACACTCAACAGCTCCACAGTTTGATTTGATATTTCTGTGTCAAGGCTAGGACGTCCCCCCTCGGCTACCTGAATAGATATCTCTCTAGCTATCCGATTGAAATATCGCCTGATTTCAGGAAGAAACGTCTTTTCGAGTGACAATTTAAGCGCCAGGTTGCGACGTGCCCGCCTGTTTCGCTTAGCTAATTGCTTTAAACTCAGACCAGTATCGCTCACACTCTGCCTCGTCTGCACCCATCGCCTTCATTTGTTCGAAAAACTTTCTCTTGGTCGGCTCGTCTAAGTTGTCGTCTGTGAATATATCTGAGCCTAAAGGGACTTGATTAGCTGCGATAAAGACCACATCGCCACCGTTTACTGACTCGTACCCAGCTGTTGCCCTTAGTTCGTTTCTGGTGAGTATACCTGTTTTTGCTAGAAGTTCTAGTTCTTGGTTTCTTCTAATTTGAAGCGCTGATATCGATTTAGGATCAAACGTGATTAACTGATTTTCTTCGAGCATCCCTCGCTTTCGGAAAAGGTTTGTTAGTGCCTCGAATAGGATCGCGGCTAAAGGGAGCACCGCCGAATCGTACAGGGCAGTCAAGGCCGTCTGATAGTTATTGAATGTTTGCGACGAGGATGTGTGTATGGCTTTTGGAATATCTAGGCGGTCATAGATCGTATCCCTTGAGTCCTTTTTTGTTTCTAGGACCTGCATTTCTTTGTTAGTGAGACTAATTTTAGAAAATCCAATTGTCTTACCCATCGCATAAATCGGTTGCCCGGCGTTATTTGGTCCTGACTGTCTGTTTTTCATGTCCTTTCTAAATCGCTCAAAAGCCTCGCGGTCTTCTGTGTCTATATTGATGATCCCGGTTGCCGATAGCCCTTTTAGCAATGCGTTTCTCTCGTGACTAAGTGCCGCTTGCAATACCTCTGCGTTGTCTAATATTGAAGTCAGCTTCGATCTAGCGCGCAGGCCGGACATCGTTTGATTAAATCCTCTAATGTGGAAAATCTCTTGAAAATTAGAGTTTGTTAATATCCTGCCTGTATCGTGAGTTAATTTGAACGTCCCCCTTAATAATTGAAAAAATCCTGTAGTTGTTACTGTATAAATCAACTCATTTGTTCCCTCAGATTCTTGTATTTTGTCATTAGGTACGACAAAGATTGATTCAGGCTTAGACTTGAAAAACCCGATAGCCTCAATATAGCTATTTGTGTTTAATATAAAGTTTGTTGCTAGATTGGTCGCAAACTCCTTGTAAGATTCCACAGAATTTGGGTTCTTTAGAAAATCAAGAACTTCATCAGCGTTCTTGACTGGATTACCGTCGCTGTCTTCCACTATTGGGATAATCGATACAAACCTACTAGCTATAGAATCTGTTGCGTCTCCTAATGCTGAGACTGTTTCATAAAGCTCATAGGCCCTAGTAGGAGAAACACCCCTGAAAAACCCAAATCTTAGAAAGTTGTCGATTATGTCTTTGTCTACTGTGCTTTTTCCGAAAAGTGATCCTATTGAGAGTGTTTTGAATGTGTTTGCGAGTTTTGAGAATGGATTCTTCATAGGTCTATTATACAGCCTAGAAATAAATCAGCTCTTTCTTAGGTTTCCCCACAAAACACAATAGCAGAGCGTCCGAATTATCAGGTGACCGCTTAAGTCTAAGTTTAAAATCGTCTTTTGATTCAACCTGTCTCAATTTAAGAGGGTTTTTAAAGTGGTATTGTCTAGCTGAGAGTTCTTTAAGAAGTTCAAGGTCGAAAGGTAAGTCCAGTTCTGGTAGCATCTTGCCGAACTCAAAATACATGTGAGAAATAAAGTCCGGGTATTTCGTCTTGTCTATCCCTTCCTTACTAGCAAAATTTATCGCGTTTACTTTGCTTTTACCGTATTTCTTTTCAAAGGCTAAGGAGACCGCCCAGCCCATTGCGGTATCGTCCACTCTAATCTCGTTTGGTGGGGGCCCTTCCATTGCGTCGGTTCTGGCCACAATCTCATCCGGATGCATCTCTTTTGTGGCTTCCCAATGGTCAATACACTTGAATCCGTGTGACTTATAGACACTGATTGCATCCCCTCCCCCCCTCGCCACATCAACGCCAATGCGAACCGGCCCCTCGGCTTTTACATCGCGATCCATAGCCTTTCGTATCTCTGCCATTGATAAAGCTGACGTTTCCGACTGCGACAATGGTACCCCCTCCCAAATGTGGGCGTAGGTTGCCGGACTATCTTCGGCCTTGCATTTCAACCTAGATTTGTTGAGCACTTTTGGGAAAAATGGATTATTCCACCAATTTGCGAAGATCACCAAAGTATCTCTATCGGGCACCGCAGCATATTTCTCAAAGACCGGATCTAACTCTTCAGTTCTATTCATGCTGAAAATTAATTGTGAGTTCTCCTCTCTTATAGACGGATCTAAAACATCTAGGCTTGCTCTTGAGACTGTCTGAGCCTCCTCTACCCAGCATTTAGTAATCCCCTTAATAGATTTAACATTTTGACTATTGTTGTCTCTTAGACCTGTGAATATAAATCTTGTGTCATTTATCAACGATCTGATCGTTGCTTCATAAACGATATATGGCATTTGAAACTGATTAATGATGTCCTTTAGCGTCTGATGTGATGACGTAGCAATCGTTTTCTGTATTTCTCGAGTGCAAAGAATCCGTTCGTTACGCTGACAACCGGATATTAGGAGCCACCGCGCAATAGACTCAGTTTTCGCAGATCCCCGTCCCCCGTGCGTGACTTTAATCCTATAGTCATCTGAAAATAAAGGCTCGAATATCTCAGGTATTTGGATAGTCATCGAATAAACCCACTATTTTTGGTGTGGGTGGTTTGATTTTCTGTTTCTTTTTCTCCTCTGTCATCAGGGAGCGTAGCTTTCCAGCAAAACGTAGGATGAAATTTTCATTTGGCATATTTTTACCTGATACATGGAAATAGATGTGCAAATCGTTTTTTTTAGTGACAACGAGATCGTGGGATTCGCCGTTAGATTCATACCGACAGACGAATCCGTCTTCATAGTCAATACGTTTACGGGTAAGAGGTTCGGCCTCCTTGTATTTTTTCATTTCTTTTTTCCCCCTTCCTTCTTTTTATTCTTCCCATGTTTTTTGGGCTTCACAAACTCTATTTGTAGGGTATTTAAAATCGGCGATCCGTCTGGATTCATAATAGTAGTTTCGAGTTTTTCAACTTCGCCATGGTGATTAGCCAACGCGAACTTCGTCATCCCCGCATGAAGCTTTCCGGAAGTTGCCCCTGCCCACAGTTTAAGCCGCTTTATTTCTTTTGCCATATCCATAACCTTCCTAAACGAGGGGTATTTTTTAGTCAATTGACTAATTACCTGGGGATGTACATTTTTGAACTGGACAAGGAATCTATTAAAGAAAATATTCGAGTCTTTTTCATTTAGCCATTCGAGCATGTCGGCGGCAAGCGCCATAGCGACTTCCTCAGTCCATTTTAAGGCATTATTATTGCCAGGTTGAGCGCCGCCCTTCAGCGCTTCCGGGGCCCCACGCACCACTCCATCTACCACGCCATCGTATGGTTCTCCGCTTTTGGGATCTTTATAACTTGAGTAAAAGATTCCCGAGATAAGATCGACTGCAAGTTCATGGTCCTTGACAGAATCTACGGGTTGTTTAACTACGACAAGGGACGTTTCTGGTTTTTTGGTGTCTTTGGTCTTTTTGTTTTCTTTTTTACGGGTTTTTTTATTAGGTTTACGAATATTTTTTTTGGGATTTTTGACATTGGCCTTCAAATCAGAGATTTTTCGGGGGGTCATGTAATTAATTTAACAAGTTTGTGCTTGGAATATAAGTGCGATTACATTTCCACAGTTGAAGGAAACCTGTTTGACTACAGTAATAGACGAGTCTTAAAACTCTCTAAGGCGTAATACCACCCTCAAGGATAATCAGCTCCGTTAGTGGGTTATTGTCTTTCTCCATATCCACATAAAAGATCCGTGCCGGGCTAACAAGAGTCAGCTGTAAAAATATATTGTACTCGTCTGGTGGGACGTCCATGTCGTCTGTTGTTGGGATTATAGTGACGACATCCTGAGTATCTCCGCTCTCGTCGTTAATCTCCGTAAGGGTGATCTTTCCTGCAGATTCTCGCAAATCGATCAGGACCGCGTCTGTTTCTTTATTTTTAGCCTGGAATATAATCTCAGAAACGTCTGCCTGAAGACCCGGTATCCGGTCCCCTGATTGATCTCGGATAACCACAGCGATTTGCTTATTGTCTTCAGGGAACCTTTTAAGTGCGTTTGCGCTACATGTCATTTTGATGCCTCATGTCTGTATTATACCTAAAACATTTTCCGGCTCGCTCACCACTCCCACGATTTCTACGACCTTAACAATCCCATCTATTACGTCGGAACAGGCTATTTGTGTGATATCCTGCACTCTGAAATATTCCAGGGTATCGCCTACCTGTGGTGGGACAAACAACCTAAATGAAGTCTGGCTTAGTGTTCTTGTCTCGTCTGCTAGGATCTGGCCGTTTAATATTGCTAAGAAGTCACCCTCACCCAAATCCGCAGGGGCTGCAAAGAAAACGGTGCTAATACCATCCACCTGAGAGGTGATATCAAATCTATTGGGTGTTATAAAGGCCCCTAAGGTGTCCGTTGTATTGGGAAGTATCTGCGGTACAAAAGACAGCTGAAAGCTCGTGCTGGTTAATATTGTCACATCTGTAGGGCTTACGACTTGTCCGTTGTGATCTATGACAACCCCGTCAGAGATATCGTTTACCGTAGTGAACGTATCAGAGACGCCATCTACTTGGGAGGTGAGATTTTCATGAATTGTGCTCATGAAGTTTCAATAGCGTTGGGTTTATAATTATCCTCAAAATCCTCTTGGTCTGAACCCGTGGCTGGATTGGCGACTTTTGCAACAAAACACTGGTAGATCGCGCCTTGCACTGTTATCTCCAAAAAATAACGGACAGTATCAGGAATGTTTGGATCGTTTGAGGTGTGTTCATTCTCCATAGAGTAATAAACATCGCTGGTGGGGTTGTTATCTTTTGTGGCCTTTAAGGCCGACCAATTTACTCGTAGAACACTCATGTTTCAAAACCCGTCCAAATTCCCGTTACGTCCAAATTCCCACCACTAAAATTTCGTCTTCTTAATAAAATTCTTCTTGTTCCATCACCGATAAAGTCTACATTTAATATTGTTTGGAAACTAGCACCACCAACGTAGATATTTTCAATAATATTTAATGGCGAACCTGTCCCGGACGGATCTTCAAACAATTCAATTATAGATCCTGCATTACTGATTTCCGCACCGGCAGAAAGGGTTTGTATCGTAAGTATTGTTCCGTTTGTTATGGTCCGGAATAGGTCTTCTGTGCCGCTCATAACACTTTGGGCTCTTTCGAAAATGGGAGTAGTGGCTGGTGGAGGTATCGGAGGCTGAATCTCCACGAGGAATCGACCTGAGTCATTAACGACAACCGCCCTGATATTTCCATTATCATCAACCCCATAAATACGCGCACCCTGATCAGATTGCTCAGATGACACGAGCCATTGAAAAGAAGTTTTTGATGGCAATCCTCCTAATGGTGCCGCATTGTACATTGCAAAATAGGGTTTTTTTTCAGAATCACCAATAAGAGATGTGGACGGAGATACAATTTCGGTTAATTTTTGGCCGTCAAGATTGGCGATAACTCTTGCTGCGCCTTGTTGTTCGATGGTGTACTGGTGAAAATTTTCATCTGGGAGAAACGATGTTAGATCATTAATTGTTTCGGCACCCCCCTTCAACGTGACAAGTGACATGGAAAAGCCATCAATTCTAAAAAATATCCCATTGAGAGCTGAAGTATCTTTGTATCCCCATTCTCTACGCGAACCAGCTTGTAGAGTTGATCCGAAACTTACAAAATAATCTATTTTCTGGAAACCTGAGGGGATACCACGAAAATCACCTTCTTTGAATGTCTCCGTAATGGAATCAGTTGCGTCAATCCCAACATTCAAATCTAATTGAAAAGAATTTGCTGGCTGAGTCCGTGTGGCCGTACCTACTATAACCTCATTCCACCTATTTACAGCATCGAAAGGTCTGCCAAAATCCTCGATCACAAAAGGACGGCCAAAACTGACGACGTTTAGAAAATCGTCCGGGGTGACGGTTGGGACACCACCTTTCTTTCCTACTAAATTAAACTCACCAAAAAATGCACCACTCATATCAACTCAAACTCATGGTTATATCATCTATCAGACCGCCAGTCCTAGAAATGGTTTCCGTTTGAGTCTCTGATACCGATCCCCCTGCGTCGTATTGCTGAGTCACTATCTGCGAAATCAAGCCGCTTGCCCTGCTAATATTTTGTTCTCGAATCTTGGTTGTTTTTGTCGCATCTGTATAGACTATTATATCAGTGACAATCCCCTCTGAGTCCCTTACGATCTCTCTAAAGCTGTTTTCTGAAATATCATGTACTAACTGATCATAGGTCCTGTGTACATTCGCTAGATCTCCTGTTTGTCCGAACGTATCTGTGGCGAGTTGAAAAAGTCCACGTTGTTTCCCGAAAATAAGGGGGATACTGTCGTACCAGTTTTTTGTTCCTGTAGAGTCAATGACACGGTTTATCTGGGATCTTAATGCGTTTAGATCGAAAGCTAAGTCAGTTGAAGAATCCTCAAGCGCAACGCCTGGTGCTAGGGTATCGTCGTAGGTATCTGATTTTCTAGTTGCCTGTTGCCTGAACTCGTTCGTGGCCATACCTGAATTATAACAAAACTAAACCTGATTTTTTATAGTCTTCCAGGTTAAATATCGTCAACAACCTGCATTTCACGAACTCTGTGCCCCACTATAGTGTAGAATGTTTCGTCCCTTTTAGAAATCTCGTATTTCTGTGAGTACTTATAGTGTTCAAATTTTCCAAATCCCAATATAGACAAAAAGGTTTTAACCATGTCCGGATAAATGTGCCACCATGTTTCAAATGGGCCAAACTGCTGCTCCGATATAAATTCTGGACGGAATGTAATCACCTTCTTATTAGAAAATAATTGTGATATCGGATGAGCATCTTCTGCCTTTTCGCTGACCACGACAATATCACAGCCATTTTTTGTTGCGTTATATAGTGCAGAAAACGGATCTCGAAGGTGCAGCAAAATTGATGACAGGGTTACAATGTCAAACTTTCCCATATCGGGGATGTCATAGATCTTCGAATAGAGCATTTTTACCTTAGATTTTTTGCACTTATGCATGAACCAAAACGAGTTGTTTAATTTTTCGATCGAGGCTTTTCTATCAGAGACAATTTTCTTCATATCGACGCCCGCAAACGGGACGATATCCCAACATAAGTGCCGATCAATATCGACCGACACCACTTCAGCGGCACCTTGAGACTCCATAAAAAATGAAAGGTATCCACTTCCAGTCCCAAACTCAAGGACACGCTTATCGGAAAATTTCACGTGACCCAAATAATCTTCAGTTTTCCCCCTTAAATCCCATTCGCCTCGTACCACGCCATGATCTGGAACATCCATTGTGTGGTAAAAATAACAGTCCTCGAACTTCGGGTCTCGTGGCTCTGAAAAAATATTATTCATGTGGGCTCCTTTATTGTTTCTATCACTTTTTGCTCGAGTTCTTCTCGTAATTTGTCGTCAACAGCATAATCCAAAATAATCACAAATAGTTTTCCATGAAGTTCTCAAAATTCTTCGTCACTAGGAATATGATCGAAAAAAACATAATCTTCTGATTTTTGTTCTGTCATCTGTTTTCCCTCCAATCCCATATATCAACTTTTTTTTTGCAACATTTTCGGCAAAAATAATCACAAAATACTTGAGGAATACCATTCGTGGGACGCATAGTCCAAAATCGTTTAAAAACCCAACTCATTATGATTTTTTTTCTGCATATCTCACATGTGACAGGTACCAAAACAGGGAACCGGCTTACAACTGTTTTAAGAAAATCGTATTTATTCATGCGGTTCCCTTAACCCTCCTCAAACCTAAAACTTTTCATATCCAACTCATCAATCGCAATCCCAAGACCACTATTCGCGTTTTTACCGTTTTTAAACTTTCCAAAAATCAGCATTTGTGGTTCGATCCAATACGACCAATTAAACTCGATCTCTTTGCCCTCGTATTTTGCAAAATATTTCATCGTTTTAGTTAGATCCCAGACAAGGATTCGAACCTTGACTCTCAAGCCCAAAACTTGATGTGCTGCCGTTACACAATCTGGGAATATTTTCTTTTATCACTTCGAAGTCCGCACGTGTTTAAGAACTGGGTAGATCTTACCCTCAATAAACGTAAATATTTTCTCCATAAATCTCTTCCCAACAACTACTTGGTCATTTTTAAATTCGCTGTGATAATCGAGCGATATTTCGGTTCCGGTTTCGTAGGCATGTTTAGCAAACCCAAGCATAAAACTATGAAACCCTTTGGTGGTTTCCTGGGAATCGATAGCCTCTTGCCACAAATCGAGGCAGCAAAACGATGCTGAATCATATCCGGATGGCAAAATCCTGATTTCTGTGAGTTTCCCATGTCTAAGGGCTAACTCTTCTCTGCAAAGTTTTGGCAACGGGCCATTGGTATCGAGGTTTCCGGTAAACTCAAGATAGGACCTTGGGACTTCTGACCACAGCTTCCCCTTGTATTTACCTAACTCGACTCGTTCGGGATCTTCGATATCATTTTGCATGTTCACTGTCCTCAGAGGTGTTTATAAAATTACCATCTCGATTATAAAAAACATCGATTTTGTACTTAGTAAAAAGATCGGTAAGTAGCTCGTCATGTAATAAATCATCCAGACAAAATATCAACAAAACAATTATTTTCAATCTTCTAAAAAACTCTAACTTTTTTGGCACAAAAGTAAGGATGGCTTTATTTTTTAACTTTTCTATTTTTATTTCAATCACGCCATGGCCTCCAACTTCTTTTTTCTCCAATCTTTCGCCCAGATGAAATCAATATTTGCATTTTCAGCACATTGTCTGTCTTCTTCCCGATCTCCCACAAATAAACAGATATGAGGTGGATAATATTCGCCACGGTATCTTTGGCCTAACAAGCAACAAGCTAAAACAACATTTCCTATTCTGGGCTTTCTACAAAAACACCTAGACATTTGTTTAACATGAGAATCGGGATGGTGCTGGCAAGCCAAGATTAAATCAAATTTGTTATCACACAGAGAATTTGTCCGATTTATATTTTCTCTCAAATTTTGTTCGGTCATTAAACCCAGAGAAATATCTCCTTGATTGGTAATCCCAACTATCCTAAACCCCTTTTTCTTATAATTTTCAATAAGCTTCGGAACTTCTGGGAATATCTCTACATCACCTACACAATTGACGAACTTCCCTATTTCATCAAACCCCTTCCGAACGGTTCCGTCTAAGTCTAAAAACAAAATTGGCACTTGTTTATCTGTTGTCACCCCACTTTCTCCGAATCCTGAAACGCCGAAATATCGTCGAATTGGTTACAAGTAACTTCAAGCTTTTTATCAAAATATTTTAAGGATGACTTTAATATCTCCGACGGATCGTTATGTCCGTTGGTGCTTTGCCCTGTAAGCGACCTCACGATACCGGATCGCCACGAATCCTCGTCTATAATCGGGTTCTTAGTGTTCTTCTTTATCCTGACCTTAGCCGTGGTGTACATGGCCGCCACATCGTCAGCAAACACCCGATGCGTGCAAAAGAAACTATGCATTGAGGCGTCAGATGCTCCACTCTCTAATATTTCTATTATTTTTTTATAATTATTCAACCACGACCACCACTCTTGGTTTTGCCCTGGTCTCATGGAATTTAACAGATTTGTTCTGGTTGAGGCCCAGTCTTCAAACTGTTTTGCTCTTGTTCGTTCTTTTGTGAGAGTGGTGGTGGTTTTATTTAATTTAATTTTGTTTAGTTTAGTTTCGTTTAGTTTAGTTTGTGGGGTTAATGTATGCACCGGGTCAACATTATCTTCTTTATTTCTTGCATTATCTTTATTTATGTATGCATTAATTACTTTGACATGGTATTTTTCACCCTTTATCTTAGGTCGTGGGTAGGTCTCGTCATCAGACGGGTCAATAAGGATGTAACGCTCGTCCATCTCTACATGCTTTCGCCTGTAATTGGCTTTTAACCATCGATCCTGTATTGATCTGGAAGTCAAAATTAAATATTCATCGTATAAATTATGGTTGAATAAACCCTCATTAATGCATACATTAATTATTTTATTGCAAACATCATAATCAATCCCGCATCGTCTCGAAAAAATCTTGGTATATTTTTCACCCCATTCCAGAAAGTAACTGTGCGAATAAATCCTGGTGAGTATTCTTATAAATAGGTATGGGCCGGTAATTGGATACTCCGCTTCCAGATATTCTATTTTCGGATCATTGAAAAAATCAGTATCAAAAGAAAAGAACTTCAGCCTATCCTTTTTTGGCGCTCCGACGGGTCTCTGTATATTACTATCCATAACTTAATGCATACCTGTTGATTACATTATCTTTATTAATGCATACATTAATTATTTTATGGTATGAATTATTTACATTTTTGTTTGCATTAATCATGAAATGGATTCCCCTTTCCCCTTTTGAACTTCCATTTACGGACGCTTTCGACATGAAAAAGTAGGTTCCGTCCCTCTATTCGATGTGGGCAACCTTGTTTTCGCCAGTCAACCATTGTAGTCCTGGATATCCCCATCTCAGACAATATGGCTTTGTGGCTAACTAAGGGGGCCTTGTAAAGAACTTCTTTTGGCATAATATATACTGTACCATCTTTTACGAGAAAACACAAGTTACTACATTGCGGGACATGGGCGCTAGCATTGTTATGCTTATAGCAATGCTTCTACGAAGCATAACCTATTCTTGAAGGGGTTCTTGAAGCATCAAATATCCATAATATTCTCAATATGAGATTTGATTTCTTCAGATCGTTCGCTTTCGTCAAAATTGTGATAGATCCACCGCAGATATGTCTCGTCTTCGTCGTAAATCTCCCCGAGGGTACAATTAGCGTGTTTGCCGAATGGCATTACAAAGTCTTCTGAGTTCAAAATAGTTTCTTCTTAGGAATACCGACTAATAACGCATTCAAGCTCGTCTATTAGGCCATCTAAATCTTTATTGTCGCCAATATCATTATCACCAATATCAAAATGTTTGCCCAAAAACTCCCCTAAACTCTCAAGAACATATCCGGGAATTTCAATTTCTTTTTGATCGACTCCCAAGCCAATAATTATTGAGCCGTCACTTGAAAAATCTATCGTAAAATTTCCTTTGTCGGTTTCAACTCGCATCTAGTCCCCCTTTTCAGCCTTGTCTTTTAAAACAAGATCTATCATGGCCATTTCTACTAACGTGCTGATCGATCTTCGTCGTTTTTTAGCAATCCTTTTTACATCAGCATGCAGCGTCTTAGTCACAGCTGACCATAAATCCATGTTTCTTAATTCTTCGTTTTCCATGGTGCAATAATAACCTCAGCATTGGCTATTGTCAACACTTCCAGGCAATCCCTTGACAACCACCAAGGATAGACTTATTATGAAGGTGTAGATTGAAAACAAAAGGGAGATTTTGATTGTGAGTGACCAAATTATATCAACAATATGGAATCCATTTGAAGATAAAAGGCATTATGAAAGAATTAAAAGATTTTTGAAAAATACTGATGCAAAATCTTTTGAAATTAATCAATATAAAACTTTAACAGTAGCTATAAAGAATGATGTGGCTGAATACTTTTATCACCCCGGATCATCTATAAAGAAGTCTAATGGGCTAGTTTTGTCCGATGGTTGCGATGGCGGTTGGGATACGATTGGAGACTGTTTCGATCATAGAGTCAAAAAAAAGGAGGCCAAAGACTAAACTAATAAATTTAAGTTGTGAGAGGAGCGGAGTTGGTTTGCTCCCCCCACAAATAAAACACAGGAGAGTGTTATATGACTAATAATAATGGAAATTTAGAAAAATTGCAGCAGAGGAACCGGGTTAGAATGACGAGATCCCCTCAGAGGATACAGGATATGATCGACATAGGGGTTGAGGATCTTGATACTCAATACGAGAGAGAAATTGCAAAAGATGAGGTTCTAACAAAATTCCAGCCTCATGAAAAAGGGTTTTTTGAAAGAGGATCTGTCTTCCAGATACACAATTATATTTTAAGCATTATGAATAGGAAAACAACTCATCGTAATAATGTCTTGCAATTCGTTTCAGAACTATACGGATCTGCGGATTTCAGGAAAGGGGCGATGTTTGGTCTTGGCGGTGCATTTTCTACGAGAGTAGTTTCAAAATAAGGGAGTGAATATGAAAACAGACATATGTGATCCAGTTTTAACAGAGCCCTCTTATTGGGCACCAGAGGCACCGGAGGTTATACAGACAGAGTGTGAGTGCGAGGCATTGGTTCCACCAGAGGATGCACGTCAATGCAAGTCTTGTGGGGAGGTCAATTGTGAAGAGTGTGACAACGATTACAATGGGGAATGTCGTGTGTGTTATCAAAAGGAGATTCACTAGGTTGAAATCTCGTGGGTGTTATGAAAAGGAGCTTAAAGATGGGAATTGATCTTGATATTACTGAGGGGAAGTGGGAACAGGAAATGTATCTAGATAATCGTGGTACGGAATTAGACGAATGTCAGGGGTTGGGACCAATATGGGCACTTAGCGGGGACCACGGACCATTTTTGTCTACGCACAAAGATAATGCCATAGCCACCCTCTGCGTCCCCCAGTTCAAGGTGCTTGCTGATGAATCTGACAAATTAATCGATAGACTTATTTCAGAAAAATCTACACTAAATGTTGATGGACTTTTGGTTTCTCTTATGGAACTTAAATCTAGGATAAAGGAGCTTAAAAATGACGCCTGATTTTGATCCCGATAAATTGCCAAGACTAGAGACCGAGACGTTAAGTCTCCGAATCGGGTGCGATAAGCAACTGAGAGTGTATTTTAGGCTTGATGCTGGCGAGCCTTGGTTTAGTGGGGTCCAACTTCCGAAAGAGGATCTTCCAGCGATTGGCCGCTTCATTCGGGAGGTTTATGGTGAGTGAGCTTAAATGTAGCAAATGCTTGGGCCCCGATTGGTTTTATTGTGACGTGAGATTTGCGAGTTTTGACCCAGTACTTTGTTATGACTGCAACGACTCGATTAAGGGAGCACAGATGAAATCATCTCTAGAGAGCAGCCAAGAGTGCCCGCTGAGGAGATTAGTGGTGAGTGATGGGGCAAGATTTGAATTTGGGGTTGATTCAACAGACCTTGAAAATCTAAAGGTTGGCGGTAACACGGATGATGCTATTGCTTTACGCGAGCTTAGTTTGAAATTCAATAAACTAATCGATCTGTTGATCCAGTACAGAGATGACGATCTTCAAAGGTCGCGACGCCGATGAATAGGGAGATTAAGTTTAGGGGGAAAAGAAAAAACAAATATAACTTGCCAGATGGAGTAGATTTATCTGAGTTTCCACATGATTATGGAAAAGAAAAATGGGTATATGGGGATCTTGTATGGGGCCAAGTTGATCATTACTTTATAGTCAATCTTTACAGTGAATTTCCGGATTGCCCAGCCAGAAACACAACCTTTGAGGAGGTTTACAAGGAAACCCTAGACCAATACACAAATAAACTTTGTCAGGACGAATACGAGCTTTATGAAGATGATCTGGTTAGTGTTGATTTTTTTAAAATCTCTTTAGGTCAAATCGTTTTTGAAAAGTTGAAGTTTAGTCTTAAGTGGTGGGTACCAGAATCAAAAAGACCGGCTGTTTACGGCAGAAAAGAAATTGTCACAGGAAGTTTTCAATATATGGATTTATCAGATTGTCGATCTGAATATATAAAGCGCCTAGGTAATACAACCGATAATCTCGAACTATTGGAAGCAAGATGACCAAGGCTGAGATAGAAGCGCAACAAAAGCGCGAGGAATGGCTTTCTAGACGAAAATCTGGAATAGGAGCCAGCGATTCGCCTAATATTCTTGATCTTACCAATTGGGGAAGCGCCTTGAGTGTCTACCTGGATAAAATCGGGGAGGGTGAGGAATTTGAGCAGACGGAACGGATGGAAATTGGGCTTGATATTGAAGAGGTTATAGTAAAGATATTCAAAAAACGCACAAAGAAACAGGTATATCGGATATTTAAAGAGATCTGGAATAAAGACCACTTGTATTTATTCGCCACACCGGATGGGCGTATAATCGGTGAAAATGCTGGTATAGAGTGCAAGAATATTGGGATCTATAAAAAAGAAGAGTGGGAAGAGGAAAGAGACGGCAAGACAATCGGAAAGATCCCAGACAAATACATGATCCAATGCCAACATAGTATGTTAGTTACTGGATATGACAAATGGTATCTAGCGGCTTTATTTGGGGGAAATAAATTTGAGATACGCGAAGCTATTAGGGATCAAGAATTAATTGATATATTTTTGCCGAAATTATATTCGTTTTGGCACGATAATGTATTAAATAGGGTCCCTCCACCCGCACAAAGCAATGACGGAAGCATATTGATAGGGAAGTTTCCTGAAGGCGTGGAAGAAGAACCACCACTAAAACTAGGGCCGGAAGCACAAGATCTAGTGAATCAATACAAGAATGCTTCAGAACTGGAAAAGAAGTACAAAAAACAAAAAGAGGAGGCATCAAATAGACTCAAGCAGAAATTGGGTGATAATAAGTTTGGATGGACCGGAGATCATTCGCTAAGCTGGTCTCGGTGGGATACCCAAAGGATCGATAGCGCAAAGCTAAAAGAACTCTACCCATCGGCCTATAAGGAGTGTTTGAAGGTATCGAAATCAGGACGGTTAAATATATCGGAGATAAAGGAGCAAAAAAATGACTAAAGACATGGAAAAAACAGATACATCAAGTTTGAAGGCTAAGATGGTGGAGAAAAACGAAACGGTAGTGGGATCGGTAATTCCAATACAAAACGAATTTCCTAACAATTCACCTATTTTGTCGTCTGAAAACGACGCAATTCTTGATCAAAACAAACTTTCGGTACAAGTAGAGGCAGAAAAAAGCAAAGCAGTGGCAGAAATACAGGCCAGCCTTATCATGGCTCAGAAGTTTCCGAGAAATGAGAGTGTGGCCTTTGCAAAGATGGCTAGGTCACTGGATCGAGTGAATTTTGCCAAGAACTGTTTGTATGCGTTTCCGAGAGGAGGTCGTACGATTGAAGGACCCGGTATTGTCTTAGCTAGAGAGTTCGCACGATGTTGGGGAAATATGCGCTATGGGATCACAATCATCCACGAGACAGAGGATGACAGAACTATTGAAGGTTGGGCATGGGATCTCGAGACAAACGTTCATACAGCCGCCCAAGCAACGTTTGCTAAACTTATTTACAGAAAAGCACAGGGATGGATCAAGCCCGATGAGCGTGACTTGAGAGAATTAAGTAATAAACACGGTTCTTTGTGTGTCAGAAACGCGATCCTACAGCTTATACCCCAAGACATTATCGATGATTGTGTTATTAAGGCAAAATCTGTAGCAAAAAATGGTGTCGATCCAAAAAATATGAAACAGCAACGAGCAGGAATCATCAATCTGTTTGATCCGTTCGGGATATCGGCTTCTGATTTAGAAGAATATATAGGCACAAAGTCAGATAATTGGACCCCCGATATGATTACCAAGCTAAATGGTATTGCAAATGGCCTAAAAGATGGGAACATCTCACGCGATGAGATCCTTAAAAAAGATAATAAAGGAGATAATTAATATGAACACATCAACTCAAGTAATAAAATTGGACGTACCTGAATTAAACGGGATAGAGGCGTCAAAATCAACTCAGATAAAGGCAATATTTGAACCAATGTCAGAAATGCTTTTGGAGTTTGAGACTCAATATTTTGAAGTCATAACAGAGGCTAAAGAAGAAATTACTAAAGATGTGACTGTGAAGGCGAAAAAAATACGCCTAGCTATAGGAAAGGTTAGGATTGAAACGGAGAAACTACGCAAGGGACAAAAAGAAGAATACTTGAGGGCTGGAAAAGCCATTGATAGCGTCAGCAATATACTGAAATGGGCTATTACAGATAAAGAAGACAAGTTAAAAGAAATTGAAAATTATTTTGAAATACAAAAAGAGAAAGCCCGGAAGCTGTTGGCATCACAACGACAAGAAGAGTTGAGTCGCTACATAGAGGTTGGCTATCAAGCAACAAATTTAGGGGACATGAATCCTGACGTTTGGGAAATCTACCTCCAAGCAAAGAAAAACGAATACAACGATAAAGTAGTGGCTGAAAAAAAAGCTGAAGAAAAACGTATTAAGAAAGAAAAAGAAGCTGAGATAGAACGTACTAGAATAATGGAAGAAAATGAACGGCTTAGGAAAGAAGCTGAAACACGCAGAATAGAAGAACAACAAAACAGAGCGATCCAAGAGGCAAAAGAAATAAAATCTCGGGAAGAGAAGGAAAAACTTGAAATTAAGTTGAGAGAAGAAAAAAAGGAAAAAGAACAACTTCAAAAACAAATAGACGTAGAGAAAGTTGTTGACAACACAACAATAGAAGAGAATTTATCCCTAAAACAGTGGATCATGATTGCTTATAATACCGGGTATATGAACGGACACGATGATGGCTGTAACGGAAACTACGATGAGAATATTTCCAAATATGGCATTGAAGGAGCTAATGCTAATAAAGCAGATGCCATTATAAAACGATATGAAAAGGCACAGAAATGACCGGAAAATTCATCGAGAAAAGCGGAGAGAAAATATTTCTGACGACTCGGGAATGTCGGATGATAGAAATTTTGAAGTCTGTAGATGATGTGATAAAGACATCTTATGGCGTAGTAAAGGAAAGTGGTGATATTTATCCGTATTCATGGTCAGAGTTCAGTTTTGTTGACGATATAAAGGAAGTACTAGAAGAATTAAGATCAACTAAATGACTTTAGAGTTACATTTATAATCATAAGAAAAGGAGAGTGCCGTTATGCAAAGAAAAACGAACAGTACGAGGCTATGATAGAGGGCATGATCGATTGCGCTGATGTAAATATCAGTCACAGATGTAGGGAGGAGCTAAAAAACGTCTTAGGCTCACTTTTTATCGATGTCGTTAATCAGGGCAAACAAATGGGGCCAAATTTTTCGCCCGGTGATAAGGACACAGAGATAACGTTTGTTTTTGCAATGGTATTTAAAAGTACTGTTGTTATTGAAGGCAAAGAAGCAACGGTTATTGAGCAACAAAGAAGACTGTTATCGCCTATAAGTTTAAATTAAAATGGGATTCATGGAACTAGACAGAAGTGACGTCTTAAAATTGGAATTTAAGGAGGGCACGTATCACTGGGAAACTAACGGAATAAAACAACGGGCCTTTGTATACCGGGGATCGATGGGGTTGAGGGTACATGCAGAAAAATTAGGTCCAGATCATTGGCAAACATTGGGAATTGACGAAACAAGGAAGCTTCGTACTGCGCTTTTAGGACCGTCTGTCGAAAATATTACGGTTGAGTTTAGTGATAGGAAAGGTAAAAAATGAGTGGCTAATTTATGCCGTCTAGGAGTTCCACAGTTTCGGGTAAGACTTCGTCGATAGAGTTTAAATAGTCATCCAAATAAAAGTTAGGCTCACAACCTTCGATAACAGCATCTTCAATTATAAAAGCTCTATTCTCCTCAGATATTACCAAGCTACCATACACCCATTTATCTTCATTCTGTTGTTCATTACAAATAAACCTTCTCTCGCCCTTAAATTTAAAGGGCCTCTTAAACTTCTTACCTCTTTCCTCTATCTCTTTTTCTACTTTTTTCTCTTCTTTTTCTACTGCCTCATTTATCTTGGCGAGGCAAGAAGAAGCCCTAGCACATTCGTAAGGTGACTTACAGTTATCACAATAAGACGTAAATTCAGAAAGGACTTTCAATCTGTGATTACAAGGTCCGCAAAGCGGGCTTTTACCCTCAAAAGACAAAGCCTTTCCCTTATATTTAAAAGCAATTTGACCGCACTCGACGCAGCCCTGTATTTTCCCCTCTTTTGTTACGATGTGTGGGGATGTCATCGAGATTTCCATCCATCTCGCACAGCTTCCTCAACAGTGTCATAGTCCATTATTTCAACTGGATTATGAATTTCAACATATACAATCCCCATATTTGTGTCTTTAAGCTTTGGATCAATCCATAGTTGACCGACCATATAAGATTTTCTGTCTTCAGATAACCTTATATTTATAACCTCACAAAAATCAGGTAAATCAGGGCCTATATTCCCATTAATAAATTCGACATCTTGTTCTTCACTGCATGCATTACGATTACGATCAGGGTTGCAACCAAAAGTCCTACACATATAAGGTGTGGGGCATTGTTTTATCTGACATTCTAAGACAGATTTCTTTATCTTTTCCTTCCTCTTTATGGCGTCAGCTTCTCTCTCCGCCAAATCTTTCTTCTGAGCTTCAGCAATTTTCGACGCATATTCTTGATATTTTGGGTGACAACTAAGATGTAAATTCACACCGCCCTCCACCCATCCATAACTGCGTGCAGGATGGACTCATAAAAAAGAGCGGGGTAGTTGTTATCATGAATATACAAAACTAAAAACGGAAATGGTTTAGCATTTCCAGTTTGATTGTGTGTGATATAAAAACCTTCGTCTCCATCTTTATAAGTCGGATTAACCACGAGGGTACCAATAAAGTCTTTTTTTTGTTCTATCCTTTTTAGTGCATGAAGATTTCCAATAATCCTTGTAGTTGATCTTGAAATTTCCTCACCGACTTCGTAGGTATGTTCTTTCGGATGTTTTCCCCACAACCTAAACATTTTGAGACTCCGCTTCAAGCACCCAAGTATGCTCAGGGTCGTCTATTTTATGAATCTCGATATGAGGTTGTTTATTAAACACAATACTACTCTTCACGAGCCACCCCCCAGGCACCTTAAGTCGTTCCAATGTGTCTAAATATCCTTCAGCTTTTTCTATGCTAATGATCCTCCAATTTCTCGGAAATTTTACCATCACTCACTCTCCCTAACCGACCTATCAATCCCCAAAAGCATATCGATCCCCTCTTCTAGTAAAAACATCCTTTTAACCCCACGTAGCCGATTAGATACGAATATACAATCAACCCGGCTCCTAACCTCTGGGTCTATCCGATAATAAGTCCCTTGCTCATCCGCATATCTATCCTCCCTATCTTCAGGACGAAACCTCCCTACACTCTTACAAGGCCCGTCTGTCTCCTGACCCACAAGGTAACGTGTAATAACAAGAGAAAGGGCCGCGTTGACCACATCCTCTATCGATGCATAGTTTCTATCGACCTTGATCCAGTCCAATTTAGCCCTATAGAAGCTATTAACGATAAAATGGGATCTAAACCTACGTTTCTGGCTATGTTTTTTTTTAGCTGGGTCAGGGTGTTGCGCAACCGGATACTTCTCGGCAGCGGTCTTTGTATCAAACGGGTCTAGGTTTAAATCTGAAAAACTAGATTTTTTCACGCTTACCTCCACCATAAAGCATCGATACGTACAGGAAAATAGCCAAGCTGTGGCAGAGGATACAGAATATCCACATCGTCACATAAAGAAAGGTCATTGTGGTTCCCATAAGCAGACTCTACCATTCCAACACCTATAAATCCACATTAATCCGGTCTATCAAATACGGCCGTTCATGAAACAGAGATTGAAACCGGCTTTTATACTCCTGGCATCGTATGACATATCTTCTAATAAATCCTGTAAATAGTCTCCGGTTTTGCTATAATATCTCTATAACTCATAGGAAAGGGAAATGGCTAATGTAAGCAATAGGATGACGACCGACGAGTATAGGGCGCTTCAGAAGGTCGCTAGTAAGCGTAAGTACAGAAATATTCCCAATGTATGGCAGGGGAAGTGGAAAGGAAAGACCGTTTCGATAAAATTTGACTCAGAGGGCGAAATGAGGTGGGGTGTGGGGCTTATACGCAAAGAAAACGCTGGTCTTATTAAGAATTTAGAGTTTCAGAAGAAATTTGAGTTGGTTCCTAAGACTAAGGACGAGAGAAGCTTAAGCTATATTGCTGATGGCGCTTACTACGATCCTCTTATAAAACAGAGTCTCCTAAAGAAGATCAACGTTGTCGCTGATTACAAGGGTTATCCCACTCCTATGTATATTGCCAAGCGAAAGATGTTTAAGTACCAGAATCCTGATATTTTGTTCATAGAGATTAAAGAGAGTTGATAGATATCCTTCTATCTTACCTCAAAAAATAGCTATATACTTAGTTGACGATCTTCTATTATAGTGTTACTATGGGTTTATGTTGAAGGAAGGGAGTGACAAAATGAAGAAAGTGATCCATTACTCTTATATACGGGAAAATAGGCTCGGCGGTACTATTACAGCCAGTGTATGTGGCATAAACGCTCTGACCGACGATGGTATGAACTTGGGGCTCTCTGCCGACGTAACCTGCAAAAGATGCGAGGCTTATCTTAAGACCACGATAGGAAAGCTCGTTAAAGAAAGGTCAGAAAAACTCAGAAACAAACAAAAGGTTGAAGACTAAAAACAAAGGGAGATGATGGGAATGGATAAAGACGAAATTACCGAGGTTAAAGGTTTGTCTCCCGGTATCTACTATGAAAAATCACCAAATCAATACGCAAACGAATCAAAAGGGGAACTAGACTTCTCATACTGGCACGTAGAAAATCCCAGAAATAACGTAATGTTACACGCAAGAATTGGATTAAACCCAAAGACTTATAAACTAGCTTTGATGTGGGGAGTGTCAGACTCAATAGTTAGAGGGATGAGAAGATTCTCTAGTCAAAAAGACGCGGAGGAGTATATTAAAAAAATGTTTGACACCTATAAATTTCATTGGATGAAGCCCGAATGTGTAGACAGATAATCAATTTCCCCACGATTGTGGGGATGAACCTGGAATACGATGGTGGCAAGGAAGTTTCCCCATTGATATGGGGATGAAGAACTAAGGGAGTGATGGGAATGAACGATAGAAGACGTTACGAAGATTTTTGTAAAGATTATGGAGAACAAATGGCCGAGGACATATTTTTGTCGCTTTATGGAGATATCAAGTTAGAAACCATAGATATATGGGGAAAGCATAGACTTGACGCAGTAAACGTAGAATTTATGGCTACTATTTATGATGATAAAGGAAATGAATTATGCGAGGTCTCTTGCAGAGATGGGAACTGGGCCGGTAGCGAGATTTTAGATTATGGGGATATTGTCCAGCCTGATAGATATACATCCATCATACGTCTCGATATTGACGACGTGGTTTTAAATGGCCAGACAAAAAGAGATCAAGAAATAATAAGAAATTTCCCAACCTGGAAGAAACAAAAATGGTTTATTGAGATGGAGCAAAAGATTTCTTATGACTTCCATTTTGAACCGACCGAAAAAATATATACCTATTGGAAAGGTAAGGCAAATTCTAAAGGGTTAAAAATTGTTAGTGAGACTATCAAGATTGAGAATTAGAAAGGAGATGATGGAAATGAACAACCAAAGACGCAAAGAACTGGAAAGAGCTATTATTGATCTTGAATCGGCGAGAGAAACGATTGAATGCATATGCGATGAAGAAAGTAGAGATTATGAAGAGCTCTCGGAAGACGAGACAGAATCCGAAGAGATGCAGGATCTGGATCAAATAATTACGGATTTGTACGACATGGAAGCTCGAATTTCAAATATTAAAAAAGAACTGCTAGAGATAATCATGGAAGAACAATGCCAAAAAACAAACTTAAAAACATAAGCAACGCAGAGATCGAGGTCGCGCTTGAGAAGGCTCGAAGTGGTCCTGGTGCCGCTAAGTTACTCGGGGTTAGCTTCCAAGCTCTTTATAAGCAAATAAAGAAACGCGGAAAGACTTTGGGCCCTACTCTTAGGGATCTAACTAGTGAAGCACCTAAACCCTGATATACTGTTTCTTGAGACGTAACTTATGAAAAAACCCTACAGTGGCACAGAAGAAGATATGCCTGAATCAGGCCGAATGATTGAGGTACAGTCTAAAGACCTTGAATGGGTGCTTACAGAGGCCATGCTCGCTATTCAAGGGGTAGAGTTAAGTCCTGATAAGAAAGAGAGAGTTAAAGAGTCTCTACAGGGGTTTTTGAAGGATATAGAGAATCTTAGGGAGGTTACTGGGGGTAAGACTAAAGTGGTGGTTGAAAATCGCTAAGTCCAGTAGTCCTATAATTATCAACCCTTATAGCCCCAGTCATCATCGTCATCATGACCCCCGCAGTCTTTCTTTCTCCAGTAATTAAAAGCATCTTCTTTTGTAGGGATACATTGTTTGCAAACGTAGGTGTCAGAATCCAACAAAGAAGATTTAGGTATTTTTTTATAACCCCACTCTCTCCGAAATTGATTTGTACAAATCACACATCTATGCCAAAAAAATATGGGATAAAATCGTCTAATGCGGCTTCTTAACGATATGTCATCTGCTTCTTCTTGAGTTCTTTTCACCGCTAACCTCCGTTCGATCTACAGAGTGCTTGAAGCTCAAGCTTGAACTCTTCGCAGTTGTAAACGGAATGGATGAATTGATCCAATATTTCTTTTCGACATTCCTTCCTAATCCTAATTATGATTCCGGCCATTATTCGGGCATTCATATCCAAGACGTACCCATCAAAAACACATATGGGAAGCTCCTCGTTAACTATTTCACTCCGGCATCTTTCTATATACTCTTGTATTTTTTGATCCATAACCCCGACGATTTCCTGAACTATTTCGTCCTCGTCTATGTATGTTTTCACCCGTCACCTCCGTTTTCTTCATTGGGTACCCAGACAGCTCTACCGATATACTCCATATTCTCAAATTTAACCCTCAGGTACGCAGCTCCCGGCCCAGGGTCCTCGGGACAAGAGATGAATCCCATAGCGCCCCATGACAAGGGTTCTGTCACAAGCATAAAGCAACCAGCAAACATGGCACCCTTATGTCCCTCCGGGTCAATTTGGACAACGTCCCCGACTTTTAATTCTCGTTTAATCATATTCACTCCTCTGATTCAAGCGCATTTTTTGGGGGTCTTTTCGATTCTTTTACCGGCAATGCAATACATCTCCCACGATTAAGGCAAGACTTAGGCGAGACACAAAGTTTATGTGGGCAGTTGTTCATTTTTTCTGAACCCACATACCAATTATCAAAGCAAGGACTATCACTACCAATAAAGGCCCCCAAAAAGGTACCAAAACCCACCACCAAGACCAAGTAATCAGATGTGTTAGCTTGAGTGTTACAAAAATTATTAAAAGGACCGTACATAATCCCCTGGAGGTGTTAGTGTTATTTGCCATCAGACCCCTTTCTCACATACTGAACCCCGTGGGCTAGGATTTTTTTCATTACTTTTGATCTCGCTCTTGGTCATCTTTTGCCACTCATCTTATATGGCTTTCCACCATCGCTTATTACCCACTTTGTTTTTCCATCGAATCTTTTGGCATAAAATTTAGTACCCGGCATTCCGACACTAAATTTTCTTAGGGCTTTTAAGCTTTTAAAAAACCTAAAACATTCCGGTGGTTTTGGAAATAAGAACTTTCTGAGAGGGTCATGCCACCGTACTACGTAGCCGTATTTTTTGTTAAACATCTCCGTCACCATCCCAAACATACCGACGCCCATGCTTTGTGATTTCTTCGGGGATTTCTGGTTTTGGGGCGTTTATTAGGTTAATCTCTCCAGATGCCCATGATGCGATATTTCCATCTTTAGTTTTAATTAAGTGACCGTGATCAATACTGCCGTAATATTGATAGGTGTAAT